CGGCAACAGCAACCGAGCAGACTTTTACAGTAACAGGCTTATCAATGGGTGACGCTTTACAAACCCGTGATGTGATTTTAAACGTGTATAAACCGACTGCACAGACTGGTTTAGCAATCGGTTCGTGTCGCGTTAGTGCGGCTAATACCATTTCAATCCAGTTTATCAATCCCACCGCTGGCAGTATCACACCAACAGCGGCAGAGATTTACACTATTACTGTGTGGCGACCTTGCCAATTAGCACAGAGTGACGCAACCGTAGTTTAAGCTAGACAATCGCCCTCACTTTGCACGGTGGGGGTTTTTTAACATCAAAAAGGGCTGGTCATGGCAACAAATACAGTACGCGATTTAATCCAAGACAGTCTCACTCAGCTCATGGTTTACTCGCCCGATGTGATTTTGACGGCAGAAGAATCCAACACAGCACTCCGAACACTAAACAGTTTAATCGAGTCGTTAGCTAACGAGTCATTTACGATTAACACGGTCACAAAAGAAAACTTTAACCTAGTTGGCGGTCAAGCGACCTACACTTTTGGTACTGGCGGAAACTTCAACAGCACACGCCCCATTAGCATTGAAGCGGTCACAACCGCGATCACCGGCACGGCTGGCAATATCGATTTTCCCGTTGTCCTTGTGAATTACGATGACTACGCGGCAATCAGTCTAAAAACACTCCAAACTAATTACCCGCAATATTGCTACGCAGACGGCAATTACCCGTTAAACAACCTCACTTTTTACCCTGTGCCATCTAGCGCGATACCTGTCACGATTTACAGCTACAAGCAGATTAGTGAGTTTGCTAATGTGACAGAAACTGTTAGTTTTCCACAGGGGTACTACAGAATGCTCGTGGCTTTGTTGGCGATTGAACTTGCACCTAGCTACCAAGTGCAAGCCAGTCAAAACATCATCGATATTGCGCACCAAGCTAAACGTAACATTATGCGCACTAATGCCAAGTCGTTGACTATGCAAACAGATCCAGCGCTTATTGGTTTCGGGGGCGCGTACAATGTTTTTAATGACAAGTTTGGAAGACGCTAATGGCTTTTGACCTACGAATATTCGGCAATAACGTAAAATCTAAATCCAGCACTATCACAGTCGAGGACAGAACCAACGTGTATTTTGACATTCCGACTGAACCAGACCGCGCACCTGTAGCAGCCTATGGAACACCGGGGACAGAATCGTTTTGTTATCCATCGGGCGCGGTAACACGCGGAATGTACTATATGCCTAGCACGGGCGGCGCACTGGTATTGCAAGGACGCAAATTATTTTTAATTACTATCAGCACGCCCACGCTTGTTGCTACACTTCCAAACTCAAACGACACAGACGGAAGCGCACACTTTACTGACAACGGCACACAGCTTTTAATAGTCACAAGCGGCTTTGGCTACATAGTCGATACTACTAACGCGTATAAAATTTACGACATAAGCGCAAAATTACCGGAGGGAGGCAGTGATTCGTGTACTTTTTTGGATGGGTATTTCATTGTTAACCGTCGCAATACTCAGCAGTTTTATATTAGCTCTCCTTATAACGGATTAGTATGGAACGCGCTTGATTTTGCCAGTGCAGAGTCTAGTCCTGATAATTTGGTAGCGGTATCGGCTAACAACGGGTATTTGCACTTGTTGGGTGAGCTAAGTACTGAAATTTGGGTGAACAATGGAGGGGCATTATTTCCATTCGACAGGATCCAAGGTGCGACCATTACTTACGGCTTGGTCAGTATCGACAGCTTAGCGGTTATTAATACGAGCCTTATCGGATTAGTGCGTGACCGTTACGGTATGCTTGCAATTGGTACTATTGCAGGTGGTCAATTTGCCGCGATTAGCACGCCTGATATTACCTACATTATAAATAAATACGATGCAATCACCACGGCGGTAGGTTTTGTTTATGGACTCAACGGACGGTATTTTTACCAGATTACGTTCAATGGCAATGCTTCGTGGCTTTATGACTTTAAGGCGCAAGCATGGAGTCGGATAGCATCATGGGATTTAGACTATAGCAAGTATCAATTTGGACTGGCATTTGGGACCAAGTTTATTGTATCGAGCGTAACAACTGGACAATTGGCATCGATTAACGCCGATGTGTACACCGAGGAAGGACAACCGATTGTACGGGAAATTACCTTTAACCAAATCTTTGCGCCAACGCAGAATTTTAGTTTAATTAGTCGGATTAGAGCATGGATGGAAACGGGACAGGGTTTAGTGGGTACTAATTTATTGACTACACCACAAGGCATAAATCCTACAGTTTACCTGCAATTGAGTCGTGACAGCGGTCATACTTGGGGTGAAAGACTGCCTACAGAAATCGGACGGCGTGGTGAGTTTAAGAGCCGTGCTGAATGGCGTAGGCTAGGACAGGCTCGGTCATGGTGTATTCGGTTGCGCATGACTGATCCTGTAAGATTTTGCTTAACAGATATATCGTTGGCAATAGGTGAGGCAAATCAATGAGTAATGTAGTTAAGTTACCAGCATCAACGAGCTTAACAGTTGAGCAAGCATTAAATAGTTCTCTCCAAGTCGAACTAGACGAGGTACTAATTATCGGCAGATATAAAGATGGTGATTTATTTATCAGGTCTTCGAAAATGGATGTGAAAACCGCGTTTTGGCTTGCTGAACTAGCAAAGAATTGGGCATTAAATAACTAATGACCGTAAAAGCCCCCCTGCCACCACTAAGCAATCCCATAACCGATAAGCCAGTCAGCTTGATATGGGGCGCGTATTTTAGCGGGCTAAAAAACTACATCGACACGCTAGATACAGCCGTGCGGGTACGTTTGCACAATGCGCTTGACCAGTTGCAAGGCGGTAGCACTACAGAACGCTATCACCTCACACAAGCAGAGCATGACAACGCGGCACAATTACCGACTTTTAACGGCGATGCAACCCAGTTTTTGAACGGTGAGGCAATATTTGCAACGCCAGACCACAGTTTATTATTGAGTTTGCAAGGTGGTACAGACGGCGAACATTATCATTTAACAGCCGCTCAATATGAAAACCTTGCACCGTTGGGGTATGACGGCAATACAGACCACTTTTTAAACGGGCTAGGTGCATTTGGCGCACCTAGCCACAATGCAACATTAAATATTCAAGGTGGCGCGGCAGGAGATTATCAGCACCTAACCACAGCACAAAAAAACAGTATTGCTAATATCAATTCCATTATTTTTGGATATATGAGCTTAGGACTATGATAGCCACTAACACAATCAGCTTACGCGTAAAATTACTGGCAGCGGTAGCGACAGCACAAAGCCCAATCACAGGGCATTATGTTGGCATGACCACGGCTGGGATTGTTTCTACTGTGCAAGCTATTCACATTAATACTAACAGCACAACAGCGGTTACGATTGTACCCAATGCCACAGCGGGTAATGTAAACATCCTAAAAAACCTTCAGGTGTCAAACGCCGATAGCGCGACAATATCAGTCATCGTTGAGCAATGGGACGGCGTGACCGCCAAAGTAATAGCAACGGTTCCACTGGTTATTAATCAATATCTAACGATTGATAGTGACGGCAAGATTACAGTTAGTACAACTGGAGGACTCGCTGGCACTGGCACAGTGACGCAGGTGCAAGGCAATGGAACTGTAAACGGTTTAACACTGACGGGAAATGTCACAACTAGCGGAAATTTGACACTTGGCGGAAATTTAACTGGCACGGCTCCTGCGTTGACAGCAGGTAATGTCACAAGCTTGACAGGCTCAACAGGGACACCAAGCGCGGTAAATTTAACTAACGGCGTTTCCTTGCCATTAACTAGCCCTACTTATAACGGAGCTTATGATATTAGCGGCTGGTTTGCATTGGGGGCTTGTACTTATGAGACCGCAGATAGTCCGACTTTTCAGTTTTCAATAGCCTCTGATGTGACTGGATTTATCGGGCTAGGGAATCGCATAAAGCTAACTCAGACCACTGTTAAATATTTTGTGGTCACAGGGGTGGGCGCATTTACGGCAGGTAAAACGATTATTACCGTGTACGGTGGCACAGATTATACGTTAGCCAATGCAGCGATCACACTACCTTATTTTAGTACTCACAAAGCCCCATTCGGTTTCCCGCTAAATCAAACTAAATGGGATGTGGTGGTAGAGTTCTCCACTAACTCTTCAAATCCAAGCCCAACATCAACGACTTGGTACAATATAACGTCAATAAATATTCCAATCGGCGCATTTAATGTCAGTATCGAAGGGGTTTTTAGGGTAGTAGGGACTATAGCAAGTGTATCGGTAGTTGACACCTACGTCACATTATCAACGGCAAATAATACCGAGAGCAACAAGCGATTTACGGACGGTATTGGCTACCTAGCCCCCATAGGAACCGCTCAAATTCGAGGCTCTTTTTATAGAGATAATGACATGGTACTAACATCAAAGGCGACTCATTATCTAAACCAGAAAACAAATCAAACTGGCATGACTGATATAGAAGTATCAGGCGCGGCTGCAATAGCTGTTATAAAAGCAAGGTTTTTATATTTATGAGCACACAAGTCACTAAAAACCACCTTTATGATCTAGGCATGGCAGCAATGCACCAAGAGCCAGTTGCCCTTGAATTATCTCATTTGTTTGCCGATGGGTTGTATGGGCGCATTATCACAATGCCATCTAATACACTGGTAATGACGGCGGTTCACAAGCACGAAAACATCACAACGGTTGTGACGGGCGTATGCGAGATTGTAAAGCCAGACGGCGAACGCGAAACTATTGTTGCACCTGCGTTTTTTGTCACGCCTGCGCACACTCAACGTGCTGTTTATGTGGTTGAGGAATCGACTTGGATAACGGTACACGCTTGTACAGAGACAACGATTGAAGGCGCAGAGGCGCATATTGCTGAAATGCCCGATTTTTATAACGATTTTGTAACACAACAGGAGTTACTCACATGACAGTAGCAGCAATAGCAGTCGCGGGTATCGGTGCGGCGGCAGCGGTTGGCGGCACGATGATGGCTAACAAAGCGCAAAGCAAAGCAGCCGGTACAGCCCAAAACTCGCAAGACCAAAACCTAGCGCAACAGCAGCAATACGCAAAAGAGGCGAGGGACGCTAATATTCCTTTGCTTGATAACGCTGCACGTCAGGCAATGGGTTATGTTTCGCCTTATGCGCAAAGTGGTGAGCTGGCTAACACGGCGTTACAGCAAGGTATGGGGCTAATACCCGATGCTAACGGCAATCTTAGCAATCCACTGACTGAAAACTTTAACGCGCAAGATTATCAAAATAGCGTTGGTTATACGCCATTAACGCCAAACACATTAAGCCGCGAGCAGTATAGTCAAATGACAGGCGTACCGGCTTTGGTCGACAATACTTTGACAGCGGAACAATACAAGCAAGACCCCGGCTACACGCCTATGGTCAAAAGCTTGGAAGAACTGCAAGCAACGCCCGGTTATCAGTTCCAGCTTGAACAAGGACTACAAGGTATTGACCACACAGCGGCAGCGCGTGGCGGTATGCTGTCAGGCAGAACTTTGAAAGAGGCTAACAACTACGCACAAGGACAAGCGAGTACAGGCTTTCAAAGCGCGTGGGATAGAAGCCAACAAGCTTATCAAAACGCCTTTAATCGCAAGCAAACCCAGTTTTCACAAGGACAACAAGGCTTAGCGGCTGAACGCGCATACACAGGCGATGTGTACAATCAAGGTCAGACGGCTTTAAGCAATGAGTATAATCGATTTACCAATAATCAAAATAACGCTTATAGTAAACTAGCGGGTGTCGCTGGCACAGGTGCAAATGCAGCGCAAAATATGGGTAACATTGCACAACAAAACGCTCAAAACATTGCACAGCAAAATACCCAATACGCACAAAGTGGCAGCGGCTCAAGCCAAAATTATGCCGATAACACGGGTAATATTGCGTATGGTCAAGGTCAAAATCAGGCGAACATGGCAATCGGTATCGGCAATCAAATTGGCAGTAGTTTAACTTATTTAGCAGGGAAATATGCAGCCGGTGGTAACACGCGGCTTAATGGTGGCGGTACGTTAGCCAATGGCGTTTCTAAATTCAAAACAGGTGCGGGAGTAGCATAAAATGGCTTTAAATGTACCGATGCAAACAGTTCAACAGCCTATTGTTCAGTCATTGAGTGACGCGGTAGCTAAGTGGACAGACATCAATAACGCACAGCAACAAGGGCAGTTGGCGACTCAAAAAATGGATATGCTAAAGAGTCAGACTGAGCGGGAAAATAAAGTAGGGGATTTAAAATTCGCAACTGACAAACAATCCGCTTTGAAAAGTGTAATGACTGACGTTAAGTCGAAAATGGACGACTTTACACAGAAGACAGGATTTTCCGAGGGATCACCTCAATTCCAGCAGCGTTTGAATGCAGTTTATGCAACAACAGCGGATCCGATTGTTCAAAATATCACGGGCACGCCTTACAAGCAGGGGACTAATGTTGAGTGGCAACACGTCAATTCGTTGGCTGGCATGACTCCTAAGGAAGAACAGGCTAATAAAGTCGCAGCAATAGAAGCAGAATGGAAGGCTAGATTACCATATCAGCGAGAGCTTGCGACCATTGAGGATAATCAATTTAAAGCCCACGCTGGGATTGGGCAGACTAACGCGCTGGCATTGGAGGGTGCAAGGCATAATAATGATGTTGCTGATGCTAAACAAAAGCATCAATGGGATATTGATACAAAAATGGAAATAGGCGGCTCTAAATTATCAGACGGTGAACTAGTTAATAACGCACTTGATTTAATTAATGGCGGTACAATGCCTAGGAATATAGGTAGAGAAAACACTGTTGCTATTGCGAATACCCGCGATAAAATCCTAAGTGGTGAAATTAATCCCGATGATGTAAGACGGAATGCAGGAGCTCAGAAATACGAGAATAAATCGCAAGCAGCGAGCTTGAAAACTCAAGTCGCACAAGAAAACGCTATTAAAAACATGGAACGGTTGTTTGATTTTAACCGAGGCAAACTATCAGACCTCGCAAAATCACTGAATAACGACACATCACCAGTTATACAACAATGGCTACAAACGGGCGTAAAAGCCTCTAATATGTCACCGGAAGATGCTAATAAATTAGCGGCTTTTGACGTGTACAAAAACGAGGTAGACAACGAATACGCTAAAATTACCAGCGGAAGCGCAAGCGGTGCTGGTGTTATTGCTCAATCTGAGCGCGAACACGTTAGAAAGCTAATACAATCAGCTAACACATTAGGACAAATGCAAGCAGCACTTGATGCAATGGGGCAAAGTTCACGCGCCAGAATGGAAACCTTGCAAAAAACAAAGGCTGAAACGATGGCTAAATTGGGAGCCAATGGTGGAACTAAACAAGCGCAACCAGCTCAGCCGCCAGCAGGGACAAAACCTTATAAAATGCCAGACGGCAGAATAGTCTATGTGAGGGTTAAATAATGGTATCTATAGTCGATGTACTAGACGCGGTTGAACACCAAGAAAGCGGCGGCAATCGTAATGCCGTCAGTTCAGTCGGGGCGCGGGGTAATTTTCAGTTCATGCCAGCGACTTGGAAGCAGTACGGGGGCGGTAAAAGCATTAACGACCCTGTCGCAAGCAGAGACGCGGCAGCGCGGTATTTGATCGACTTGTATAAAAAGCACGGCTCTTTACCGCTTGCACTGGCGGCATACAATGGCGGAGATGGCGGGGCTAACTTTTTAAAGCGCAATCCTAATTTAATGCACAACCCAGACCGCAAAGCACCGCGCAATCAATGGCGCAACCAGACGGCGGATTATGTGAATAAAATTATGAACGCGCTAAATCCCATTGGCTCAGCACGAGCCGATGAAACGCCGTATCAAGAGCCTAGCGACTATGAGCAAACAGACGATCCAATAACCAGTGCAGAGCCAGAGCATACACGCCGAACAGTTGCAACGCAGCCTGAAATTTATGATGAAATTCCAGAAGGCGCAGTCCCGATTGAGGAGGTTAAACCACCAGTACAGGCGCAATCAGAGCTAGAGATTTATGAAGAAGTGCCTCAAGGCGCAATACCTATTGACGACCCAGCACAGCCACTAACAACCCCAGAACAACAGCTGGACGCAATTAATGGCGAGGCAGCACAAACAAAACAACCGACCTCATTAGCCGATAAATTAATCGGCACAGGCGAGGCGGCATTATCAACAGTTACAGGAAATACAGGCGGTGTAATTGGTATGGTAGGTGGCGCAGCTAAATCGCTTGCAGACCACTTACTAGCAATTGGCAATATTGACAAAGAGCAATACAGAGCGATTTTAAACGACCCAAACTATACTCAAAAAATGGTAGAGGAAGGCGCGAATTCTTTAACTTACCAGCCGCGCACAGAAGAGGGTCGTAGACAAGCAGCAGCAGTTGGCGACTTTGCCAATAATGTGCTTGTTGGTTTGCCAATGGGGGCGGAAATGGGGGCGATTAATCCACGCGCGTCAATGACCCAAGCTGGTGAAATTGCAAGACCCATTACAGAGATACCGGCTAATATTGCCAGTGGGGTTAAAAATGCTAGTCTATCCGATTTAATCGGTGCAAATCCTGAGCGCATAGCAGTAGAAAACACGCGAAAATATAACGCGGAATTAGCTAAAACAACACCAGAATATAAGGATCTAAGTTCGGCGGGAACTGAAACAAAAACGCCAGCACAAATACGGCAAGAGCAGGGGCTTGACTTTCCTTATCCATTTGTTGATGAAACAGGTTACACGCACGGACAATTAACCCGTGACCCATTATTATTGGCAGCAGAGCAAGATGCGGCAAAAACAGAAGCCGGGCGAGGATTGGTTGATAGAGTCAACAATCAAGAAAAAAATATTTATGACAATTTGAATTATTTCTTAGATGAAACCAATGCGCTATCTCATGATAATTATGAAGCAGGAGGAGCGGTTGTTAATCATTTAAGTAATGAAGCGGCAAAAGCGAAATCAAAAGTCACCGCAGAATATAACAAGGCAGCAGCATCACCAGAGGGCGACGTATTAGTTGATTTAAAACCGCTTAACGAATATATAAATGAGAATATCTTTGATAATGATTTAGCTCCAGTTTTAGGAGCGGTTAAAGGGAAAATTGGAGGAGCGCAAGAATTACCGCTTAGACAATTAGAGTCATTACGCAAAACAATGAATAATGCAGCTAAAAATGGAGGGGCAACCGCTGAACACGCTAGAGTAATGAAGGAAATCGTTGATAAATTAACCGATGAAAACGGTGGCGATTTATATAAAGGTGCGCGAGATATGTATCGCGGCTATGCTGAAACATTTAAGAATAAGACTTTAGCATCGAAACTACTGGAAACTGTAAAAGGCTCAAGTGAGCGAAAAATAGCACTAGAACACGTTTACGCCTATATTGTTTATAGTAAGGCTGCTAGTCGTGACAGTCTAGCAAAATTAAAAGCCTTACTAACAGGAAGTGGAGAAGAAGGAGTTCAGGCGTGGAATGAACTGCAAGGGCGCGTTATTGCCGATATTATCAAGCAAACCGAACGCATAAAAGCCCCTAATGCCAAAGGTGAAGCCCCCGTTAGTGTTGCGGGAATACATAAAGTTATTGATCATTTAGACAGTAGCGGTAAATTAGATGTTTTATTTAGTCATAAGCAAGCAACTCAATTAAGAGAGCTGGCGGATGTTGCTAAAACGCTATTTACAAGCCCAAATGGCGTAGTAAATGCCAGTAATAACAGGCACGCCATGCTGGCGTTGGCGACTGAAATCGGCGCAATGGCTTATACGACTGGCATACCTTTACCAGTAAAAAGCTTAGCAGAGGCAGCATGGAGAGCAGGGAAAAATAAAAAAGAAGTGGCGAAGGTTAAGGCGGCACTTAACCCAAGTTTAACAGGGAAAATAGGCGAAAAACGCGCCACCGCTGGCACTTATGAACCAGCACAGCCAGAAGTTTATGAGCCTTTCGACCCATTGTCTCAATATAAAACAGAGCCAAGACCACAACCAAAGCCAGCAAGCCTAGCCAACGCTTTACAATTAACGAGCAATGCGGGGAGCGGCACAGCAATTAAACTGTCCGACGGCTCAACAATAACCCGCGCCGACCGTGTTAAACAATTGATTGAAGATAAGGGCATGAGTAAAGCCGATGCAATTAAAAAAGCAGATTTTGAAGCGGCGAACCCAGCTAAACAGCCACGCGATAAGGTCAGCATTACCGACCCGTTAGGGAAAAAAGGCGTGTCTAATCGACTAGGTAGAGATGGCGAAGTTAAGCCAACTTTTACGGCGGAAGAACTAAACAGCAAAGAGTTTGCTACACCCAAAGAAGCGCGTGATTTTATCACTGACAATCAGATAGCGCATACCCATGACTATATTAGAAAGCATAGTTTTTATGTTTTAAAAGAAAAAAGGAATTAAATAATGGCTACAACTACTTTCCTCAGCCCTTGGTTCAATGAATACAACGACCTAAACGACTTACCAAACAACGGCGGTTCAGTCACAATCTACCTAACCGGCACAACCACACCAGCAGCGGTTTACGCAGACCACACGGGCAATGTTGCCAACACAAACCCCGTTGTTTTTAACTCGCAAGGCTACCCGATAGCACCGATTTGGCTCGATGTAACGAACGACTATGACGCAATTGTAAAAGACGCGCTCGGTAATGTAGTCTATGAGCTTGATTTTATCGGACTACCACCCCTTGTGCCGGCAAGTACAACCGGAGTTGATGGTGCGACTATTATCTGGGTAGATACGCTTTCAGCGGCTACAAAGACAAGTGCGACTACTTTTACAATCGCCGGGGTTTGGGACGTTATTTTTAGTCAAGGCAGACGCTTAAAAATAACTAGCGAGGCAATTAAATATTGCACGATTAAAACCGCGACTTACAACAGCGGTACGGACTTAACCACCGTCGAAGTTGTCGTTGACGGCGGCGGGGCGGTTCCATCGATAACTTCGGTATTTTATTCGGCACTTGATAGTGTGCATTTAGCCGTGCCTTACATTAGCTACACAGCGGCTAATGTGGGCACAGAAGATGCTTTAGTTGTTAATTTGAGTCCGGCGGTTTATGCGTTGACTGACAAGCTGATGCTAACCGTTGACATGGGTGTGCTAACAAACTTAACGACTACGCCAAACATCATGGTCAATGGTTTATCGGTAACCAATATCGTGTCGAATAGTGGCGGCGCGATTGCCATCGGCTCATTACCTCGCTATACCGATTTAGTTTATGATGTGGCTACCAATGTTTTTACGCTAAAAAATCCCAGTACATCGAGCAATGATGCAAAGTGGGCGGCGTTTCCAGCGGGCTATGTGCAGCCGTTTATCCCTCAAGTCATGGGTACAACGCTGGCTTTATGGCTTGCAGCGCATACGGACTGGCTAAAGCTTACTAATACCCAAGTTACAGACATTGAAGGTCGGGCGATGGCAGTATCCAGTGTCGCGCATTTGGGCAATACCCAAGCCGGTGCGGATGATTCTATAGTTCCGGCGCATGGTCATACCGGCACAGTAGCCGCTCATACTCACCCCGGTAGTTCAACGGCAGCACATAGCCACACTATTACAGACCCCGGTCATACTCATTCGCTAACTAATGGCGCGATTGCAGACCCTTCTAACTCATTTTCAGGTACAGCAGCGGTAGGCGTTTGGCTTGGCACGGCAGCAACAGCAAGTGCAACAACTGGCATCACGGTAAACAGTGCCAGCGCGGCGATTACTATCGCCAGTGATACGCCAGCGGTGACAGTAGCAAGTGCAGGTGTATCGGCGACAAATGGCAATATTCAGCGCACTCAATATTTTGACTGGATTGTTAAAGTCGCTTAATATTTGGCAATAAAAAACCCGCTAAGCCTTACGACTTGCGGGTTTAATTTTTAAGATGGCACTAAGCCTCATTTAGTAAATCAGTCACGGCATAATCCAAACAATCCCACGCCAGCATTACAGGCACAACCACGAAAAACCCGACTATGGCAATAGACCAGTATAGTGCTTTTAGTGCTAAAACTTTCATGATTGCACATTAGATTCATAAAATTCAGTAGCATCTTTTTCAAGACATGGAAGTAATCCGCATCCATGAAGATAATCCTCTATCCATTCGCTAATTCCATTTTCAGAATTTCCGTTATTTTTCTCAATTACTACGCACTGCATTCTTACGCACAGTTCAGTAATTATCTTATTTGACTCTATTAATCTTTTTTCTAGTTGTTCTTTCGTTAAATTACTCATAATTGCGCCTTTTTTGATATTTCATTCGTAACCTATCAAGCTCATTGAATCTAAAAAAGCTGCCTGTATTATCAAGCCACTTAACAAAGATTTTTTCGTTAGTGCAACCCATAAATGATACGGTTTTCCACTCCCAATCACCTGTTAATGCCTCAACCACATCACCAGCCTTAGTCAGCTCTAAATCAAAGGGCAGTGCGATGGATGTCTTGCGTTTAACCGTTGTCCATGCGTTTTTTACCTCTTCGTTGTCAGAAAAATCCATAGATATTCCATCGTTTTCGTGCAATATCCAATACCACATCAAATACGCATTATCACCATAAACTTTAACATCGTGGGCGAATAATTCTGGCAGTGGTTTTAGTCTGGCGAATGCCGTAATCAATTGACTATTATTTGTCGAGCTAATCCAAAATTTAGGTGCTGTCTCGACATCAAACCGCTCAAACGCGCATTCGCCAAACTCCTCAACCGCTGCTTTTACATCATCTTCAATATTGCTCATAAATCCCCCACCTTTTCCCAATAATCCCACTCAACCGTTATTGCTGTTTCTGTGCTTTTCATTGATTTTTGCCAAGCTAGCACCCTTCCGTTTTTTGACTTACCTGCAAAATAAGCGGTCAATCCTCCGGTGTAGCTTAATGGAGCAATACTGACTTTTATCTCGTCATCAATTTTTAAATCATCGATATTCATAAATCACCCCTGAAAAATATAACCAACTGAGACATTATCAGCCTCGACTTCCGTTTTTAGCATTACAGAAGTCTCTGATTCTCTGCCGTAGCAATTATATTTGACATCGACAAACCAATATTTTGGTGGGTCGATCTGATATGGACTACTTAATACCACTGTAACTTCACAATCTAATAAATTCATAATCCACCATCTTTAGTTAGTTTAATTAAGTACGCCTCGTCAACCCCCTTTTCGCCATAAAGCTCAACTAAGACAGGGATATATTTTGCTGGCAAGTAAGCCCGCCCACTCTTTATCTGACTAACAAAACTTGGCTTTAGCCCAAGTTTGCCAGCCATTTTTATTCCCGTATCCAGTGCAAAAAGCTTACGCCCGTGCCGTTCAAGTTTTTTGTGATTCATTTTTTTTACTCATGTTATTAAGGATGTGTTATGTTAGCACATCACAAAAACATTTGCTAAATTATTTAGTAAATAAATATATTGACTCAATGTAAAAACAAGTTTACTATTAGCCATACTTTTTAAAACGCCACACGGTCGGCAATAGACCGCAATTATCAGGAGTTACGAATGAAGCCGATAAAACTAGAAAGAAATCGCCATAAAAAAGACGCTTTTGAAGCAAATAAAGCTTTTTACTTATCAAAGCAAAAAGCAAGAGAATAAAGAAATGTCATAACGACAAAGCACCGCTAACAACCAAGCTCACTGGAAACGGTGAGCGTTTTTTACAACTGGAGATTTTAAAAATGAATGAGCAAACCGAAGAAGAAAAAGACCTGCATAACTTAAAGCACATGGTTGGTGCAACATGGAGAGATAAAAGAAAATACGGCAATCGAAACTACTTCGCTGCTGGTCGTGGTGAACAAGAGGAATCAATGCAAAGATTGCTATCAAAGGGTTTTGTAGTAGCCGGAATAAAAACCGACCATCATAGTTACTACCACGCAACAAAACTAGGCTGTGAGTATGCTGGACTGCACAAGGCGGCAATTAAAAGAGCATTAGAATCTAATTCTTAAAACCCTGTAACTGGAGAACGCAATGAAAAACCAAAGAAAACAAAACCGCTTGTCATGCCGCGAAGCGATAAAATCAGGGCTTAGCTTTTGGCTAAGCCATCTAATGAATGTTGGTGAATGGGGACGGATGTCATGAAATCATTAATCAAAGCAATCAAAGAATGTTTGGAGTTTGATCTGCGCTTATGCGCAATCGAAAGCGTGCAACCATTTTACCATCGTGGTGCGCACAAATGAAAACACCCGTCCAAATCGCCACAGATAAACGCCATAAACGGCTATCACTGCCCACAAACCGCGCTAAGCCGCGCACTACACAACGGGTAGTTATTGCGCCGCGTAGAAGCCAATTATTGCCACACTGGAGTTGATAAAATGAAAATAGCAATTGCAATATTACAATTAATTTTGTCCCTTACGTCACTATCATTTTTCAGTGAAGCTAGTGTCGGGCAAGCTATATTCTGCGCAATCTTGGTATTAATAGCCGAGGTTCATCTGTTAGCTGGTCAAAAGTATGAAAGATAAATTACAAAAAGGCGTTTTACTAGAAATGACTGATCCACTTGATTCGTGCTTAGGATGTTATTTTTTTGGGTTTAAAGGAAAGTGTCCTAGAGAGCCAGACAAACATAATTTTAATCGTCTGTCGTGTGTAAACGACAGAGACGTTATTTTTCAGGAGATAGAAAATGAAAGCTAATAAAACAATGCAAGATTTTAACCACATCGGCACAAAATACCCGATGGCAGTCAGCACGCGTCCTTATCCAAGATGGATGGCAATCGCATTTTGGATCGGAGTAGCGGCTATTTTTGTGGCGGTTATTTTTGGTTTTATGAAGATTGGAGGATAAGGTGAAACTATACGAGGTAGAGATAACTATTCGTTATCCAACGAAAGAATTTACCTATGAGAAAAAGGTTATCGCTGACAACGAAGAAGACGCTATCCAAAAATTAATCGATTTTGAAATGATAACGCAATCGATGATTTGTGGGTCATCGGCAGTAGAGATTAAAGGTGTTGTGTGATGTACTGTGACCAAGCAAGCTATGACGGTGCGAACCCATATGATGACGAACCAGAGTCAGACTCTGAAAATGATGATTTTAACGAAGAGGAATAAATAAAATGAGCGCGAATTTAACAGAAAGAAACCAAAATCCCGTAGCTGCGTTTAGCGGATTTATGGATAAGCTAAAGCCGCAAATGGCTTTAGCACTGCCCAAGCACTTGACGGCGGACAGGATGGCGCGGTTAGCATTGACGGCGTTCAGCACTAACCCGGCTCTGCAAAAATGTACACATCAAAGTATTGCCGCGAGTATCATGACTGCGGTACAGCTTGGACTAGAACCGAATGTAAATGGCGCGGGCTACTTAATACCGTACAAAGATACCTGTACGTTTGTGCCCGGCTGGAAGGGTCTTGTTGACTTGGTTAATCGGTCTGGTCGTGGCACGGTTTACACGGGCGTTATTTATAGCGATCAAGTGCAAGGCGTTGACTGGGAATTTATGGACGGTTCACGGCGTGAACTATTGATTAAACGACAATCTTCATTGTTTGACGAAAAAGAAATTACTCATACATTTGCTATTGGATGGGTAAAGGATGCTTCAATGCCGATTATTGAATTATGGAGCAGTGCAAAATTAATTGCGCATCGCAACAAATACAACAAGGTAGGTATCAAGCACTACTCGTTCAGAGACTGGGAAATGTACGCAAGAAAAATCCCGCTTTTGCAGGTTTTGAAATATATGCCTTGCTCAGTGGAGATGTCGATGGCTGTTGAGATTGCTAATGTTTCCGAATTTGGCGGTGTCGCAAACATTGATGGTGGAATGGTGGTATCTACTCAATATCAGGATGAGCAGTCAGATACCGTGGTGCAGAACAACGCACAGCCAGAGCCTGTAAAAACAGCCGATAAATTCACCGAAGCTTTTGCAGAATGCGCCGATTTTGACTCGCTAGACGAAAAGCTAAATGAGTTAATGGCTACCGCTTCCGCACTGGTTAAGCCAAAAATCACCGCTGCGTATAATGCAAAATTAGCTGAACTTGAATCTAAACTTGGTGTATAATTAACCCAGTTTTTGAGTATGCACCGTTGCGGGATGCTTAATCAAAAACTTATGTTTTACGTTAAAGCCGCTTCTTTCGATACCGCAACTATCGAAACGCGGCTTTTTTGTTGGAAAAATAAAATGACTACTGAAAATATAAACCAAGCGCACCGTGAAACAATCGGCGCGAGCCAAACACACAGAATCATGTCGTATCTACAGCACGACAACCTACCAAAAGGAGCGGTCTCACTTATAGAGGTTATGTGTCGCGGCACAGACGAAGACCTTGAAAACGCCTATGAGCTCAATACCACAGCCGTGCGCTGGGGCAGAGACCACGAAGTTGAAGCGGTTGAACTAATTGCCGCTGAATTTGGAGCTGAAATACAGTTTTACGGTGAAAATCAATTACGGTTGAACGCTGGTTTTGAGTATAGCAATATTATATCAGCACTATGTGACGCGCATTTAATCATGGCAGATGGCTCCATCATTATTCCAGAAATTAAATGTCTGGACACAAAAAACCATGACTACATTATAGCCGCCGTTGGTGATAGTGCTGAGGCATTAAAGCGCGAAGATTGGGCTAAATACTGCCAGGTTCACACGCAGAATATTTGTGCCGAGACGTACTATGAAAAATCAGTTTCATCAATCATAGTTTTTTATGATCCACGTTCAACTGTAAAAAAACTGCACTACATTGTCGTAGTCGATGCGGACGACTATATGACTATTGACGTTGAGTTTAGAAATAAACTAAAGCAACGGGCAAAACTGGCGCGTAATCTTTACGACTCTATCAAAGCCGAACCAGACCGCGCCCCAGTGATTTATGATGGCGTAATGCCAGAAACCAAGCTCGTCAAAGCATCGAATGATTTTATACTAACGCCAGCACTCCTAGAAACAGGGTGTGAGGAAATAGCGCGCAAAGTAGCCGAATCGGTAGGCGTTGAGATTGTCGATTTAGTTATCGAAAACGACAAGGTCGTGTCGTACCATCTCAAAGGCGGCGAGGTGTTCGACTGCGAAGTTAAAGAGGGTCGTGAATTATCAGAAAAAATGGAAAAGCGGATAAAAAAAATCATTCCATTGGTTAAAAAGGCTAACGCGCCGCTTCGTGAAAAAGCACTTTCCGAGCATCGTAAGTACACAAAAACCGATAGACTTATCGAGTCACTTATTACTCCTATTGTCGGTCATATCGGCTCAAAACGCGCAGAATGGGAGTCTGAACAAAGACGTATTCAAGACGAGATTTTAGCCACCGAAGCTGAAAAAAAGCGGTTAGCCGATGAACAAGCCGAACAGGTGAAGATGGCTATTTTAGCGAAAATCGAGACTTTTACAGTATTGCCGCAAGATGTGTCGAGTCTTGAGTTAATCGCAGCAAAACGCTTGCAGGTTGAAAGCGTGGTTGTCGATGTGATGTTCGGCGAGTTTCACCAACAGGCTGTTCTTGCAAAAGATAACGCATTAGCTGCGTTAGATAACGCTGAGTTGTCAATAAAACAAGCTATTGAAGAAGCCGCAAAACAGACGCGTTTAGATAAGTTAAATGAGTTTAGAAATAAGTGTAAAGCACTACACGATGACACGCACAGCGTTGAATACCTGACACAACAACGGTTTAAATTGTTCAATGTTGTGCCAAGCACGGAAGCCTACCATGAGCATTATGACGCGGTTTGTGAGTGTAGACTCGGTACACTTGATGCCTTGGATAAAGTATTAATTACAGCGGCGAAACAGCGCGCCATTGATTTGGCTGAAAAACTTAAAGACGAAGCGGAACAAAAAAAGATTAACAATAGCATGGAACTTAACCAATCTGATATTAGGATTGATCGCTACAGTGCGGACAATCAGTCTGATTTTTATACTAAAAAAACCACGACTGTTCGGGCGACTCATTTGCCAACTGGAACCATTGCAGAGTGCAATAGCGAAAAATCAGAGTGGAGTAACGCAGAAAAAGCAGTTGAGTCGCTAAAAGAAATCGTTGGCTACAGTACCGAGCAAACATATATTGACGACAAGGTTAATCGCGTATTGAATAATGACATTATAGCGATGTACGAGGCAATGAATCCCGTGCTGCACGCTAAAGTTATTGAGGCTGCTGGCAAGGCTGTAGATTTTCAAAAAACTCCACAAAACAGCCGTTCTAGTTTTCTTCACAATCTCTTTGATAATGATAAACAGGGCAAGGCGTTAAGAGCTGCGTTTTGTCTAATAATTAAATAATTAATCTGCCTCGCAGACGCGGGGCGTAACCGAGATAATGTGATGAAAGAAAATAACAACCAAGTTGCCGAAAAGCGAGAATGTGAAAATTGTGGTGCAACACATGGGACTGTGATAACACTAACAGGCAGCCACATTAAAGAAATTGCAGAGTTTGCTGGTTTTGAGGTTGCTGATATGACTGGCGATGAGAATCACCTTGAAATCGAATATGATGTTTATGAATACCCGAACACAAGGATGCTTGATGATGACGGCAATGTTTCGATGTTTGAGTTTTCTATATGCGTAAGCGAATATCCGGAAGAGGGGTATTTACCGATCGGAGTTGAAATTTTATAAAAATAGGTGATCTATGAACGACAAAACAAAGGCAGTGTTACACATTACCGCACCTACTGGACAAGAGTTTGTCGATAAAGGCGCGATAGTTAATCAAACAAAAGGGTTAAACGGGGTTTGTATTGAGCTTTATATTCCGACAAAATCGATTCAAAACCCTATTGATACTGATTCGCTTGAATACCTAATAGCACAAGAAGAAGCCGATAAAAAGGCTTATCCTTTGACGTGGTTTTATGGGTGGGAATTTAAAAACTATTCCGGAGAAAAATGGATTAGATATGGCGTTGGTAATATCGGTTGGTTTGATGGCAGAAATGTTCGTCGCCACCCACACGCCAACCTAATAATGCAGTCCGAACAGGATAAAATCCATTATCCTGATTTTTATGGTCAATTATGGCAGTTTAAATTTGATGACGATAATGTTTGGGAAACTGGGTCTTGTAGCTTTAAAGACGCTGAAAATTACCGCCAACACCCGCACCGTGAAAACATTATAAAATTTCATGCCTGTAGTGATGATGATAAAAAGCGTTGGCAAATTTTAGACCAAGTTCGCGGATGGATAACTCCTTGCAGTCAATCTGGATTTCCTAATTGGCACGAAGATTGTGAATACCGCCTACGCCCAAAAATGTGCTTTATCACCCTGCAAGACGGTACGCGCATGGAATATCCTGAGCCAGTGAGGGAGGCTTTGAAATTTGGCGATATGTATTGGTGCGTGTTTATGAATTCAGTAGTTGAATCAGGCTGGCAAAATAATAATGAAAATTGCCATAAAGCGTTAAACGCTGGAGCGATACATCTAACCGAAGAAGCGGCAAAGCAACACCTTTCCGCCCTGCAAGCCATAAATGCGCAGATAGTAATTTAAGGGAGTTTATTTTATTTAAAATCAGTAATTTATAACTTGCTCACCTTACTAATGAGGCGAGCAAATATTATTTTAGTGGCGGAACATATCGCTCCAATTGCGAAGATTGGACACCACACCAGTTTTAGGACTGGTTTATAACTTAGATAAAGGCAGGTAGATAATGATTAAATTTACAAACGAAGACAAAGCATTAACATTACTAAAAAGGTTGATCGAGCAAGCCGAAACCGAAATTGCGCACCTTGAAAGGTACAAAAAAATTAATGCTGGGAATATGCTCATCACAACAGGAAAGATTTTGGTGATTAGCGCAAGATTGGACGAGGATTTAGAGTGAGAATCGAAGACCTAACCGATAAACAACTCGACTATTTTTGTGCGATTGCGAAGGGATGGAAAAAATTATATGAAGAAGAGTGGCATTCTTTGGAAAATGGATATGAGTTAGATTGTGAAAACTATCGTCCTACAACCGACGCTGAGCAGTGCATGGACATTCAGGAGTGTGAGAAGATTAGCGTTATTTTTGTTAGAAACAATGTGCTTGCTACGATAGAGCGCGATGATAAAAAATGTGAAAATGCAATAGGCACAACCGCAAAACGCGCAATAATCGCCTGTTTTGTTAAAAGCGAGTTAGGAGAGGAGGTGGATTGTGAGACCGTTTAAGTCTGGCGATATACTAATAATCGAAACACCGTCGGTGATAATAGATAACCCACCGCCGCCAGAAAAATACACGGCAGAATGCACAAAAGTTTTTAGTGATGGAATGATTATGGTTCGCTATAAATCACACATAAATAATCATGATATTACCGCCATATTTAACGCTAATGGAGAATCGATTGATGGGCATGATGTTATCAAAACAATCCGCAAGCCCCAAAAGGGAGGAAAAGAGGCGCGGGGTATTGTGTCGATGTTGTGCAAAGAATATCGGAGATTTTTAAACGACTCTCTGAGAACGCACTTAAAATTTAAAGCTGCTTGTGTGGCAATCAGATCGGCAAATAAAGAGACCACATCAATACGTTACGTTTTGTACATTTCGGCAAAATCAATACTCAAGTAAGTAACCGTTAAACAAAAGCCGCTAGTGATAGCGGCTTTTTTATTGCCTAAAACTTTCTAAATCGTGGGCTTCCGTCGCGTAAGTCTGCCAGCAGGGAATCAATTAAATCCTAGAATTTTATCCACATCATCAATACTACGAGCAATCCCAGCTAACCCACCACCGCCGAGAACTTTGCAGATAAAATCATCCTGCGCTTGCGTGGGTTTTCCAGTTTTGCTTTTTACTTCAATGCCAAAAAAATGACCGCCTTTAAGCATCCCCATTAAATCCGGGCATCCCTTAAGCGTATTAAAAGCCGTGTAGCGTCCATCAGTTTCCATTGTGCCACTATTAAAACGGGCTACCCAGCACACACTAGGATGTGCTTTTAAATACGCCATAATCGTCTTTTGAATATCGGACTCTGAAGGCGTGGGCGGCGCGCTGGGGTCTTTTGGTTTCACGGCTCTAGTGCGCTTTGGTTTGTCGGTTGATAGTTCACTAAATACTGGCGGCTTATTACCGAATAGACGCGCCATTCCTGTTAGGTCAGCACGGTTTTTTGCAATGGTTTCTCTTAAGCTTGGTTTTTGTGTGCGTGGTTTCATTGTTGTTTATCCTGTTTGTTAAGTGCTTTTATCTTTTTAACAAGTTGTTCGTAAGTGCCATCAATAACAAGCTCTAAGTCACCTTCTGCGTCAAATAGAATTTTAGTTTTATCTTTAACGCCTGATGGTTGATAAAAACGATAAATTTTATCGGCATTTATAGCCATTTTAAATCCGTTTCGTGTTACCTCGATTAGTTTCATTTTAATATTGCCTTATTTGTGTTATTATGTAGCTCCATTGTAACACAGTAGGATATTAAAATGTCACATGCATTAAAAAAAGACACGACATTGAGGGCAAGGGTTCAGCGTAACTTTGCCGATAAAATAGACGTGGAAGCGCAAAAAATAGGTCTTAATTCTAGTGAATATGTGAGACTTGCACTTATTGAAAAGTTGGCGCGTGATGGCAAGCGTGGCGGGTCATGAATGATGTAGCTAAAAGAAAAACAAGCCCTCCGTATTCCAAGACACTAAACAAAGACATGGGGTTTTTTTGGCTCTATGTCGGAATTAACGCATGGGAAGCAAGAAAAAAATTATCTGAGCAAGGGAAAGAATACTGTGTGCTAATACCGGGCAATGATAATCCAATGCTTTATGATTTTAGGTTTTCACGAGGTATGACCGCAATCGTAGAAAGTGACGACAGAATAACGGAAGATTATAGAATGAAAATTGCATTGCTGTTATTGCAGTCTGGCTGTATTCGTGTAGAGGCGAATTGGATTGGAGGCGACTATGAAACCTACTCAGTCTAAGTTTTTAAAAGAAGGCACTCTCTTAGAGCTGGTGCAAAAGTGCAAAGATAATGGTATTTATGAAGAATCATTGGTGCTTGATGATTGGGAATCAAAACTTCATGATCATGTTATTGAGTTTAATAAAACCCATGCGCAGGTGTTAATCGGTGGTAAGCATCGAATTATGAGAACAACTCCATCTACTATCACTCATGATAACAGAGAGAGTTTTGAGTTTTTTACTCAAAAGGACATGGAGCTAATTCATCAAGCTTCCAAGATTCAGGTTGGTATGACCGATTCTGATAAACCAAAACCGATATACAAAAATCATTTTGTTGCTTGGGCAACGCACGAAAATAGTTCACGCTACATCGGCGGAGTTGTCTTTAAGCCAAACGGTAAGTTACCTCCTGATTATTTTAATACATGGCGCGGGTTTACGGTAGAGCCTAAACAAAATTATTCAATTCTTGGCTTGATTTGGCAACACATCAATGACGTGATTTGTGGTGGTGACGATGTGCTTATTGATTACGTTTATAACTGGATAGCGTACACCATGCAAAATCCAGACAAGCCCGCAG